TGCCCCAACGGATTCAACGCCGTGGCGATGGCGAATGCATTGGCTTCCGACATGATCAACATCGCGTTTTGCAACGACAGGTTTGCCGTCACAAACGATTTAATCAACGCGATGATGTCGGTGCGGGCGTTGGCGCCCGTGGTGCCCGAAGACGTGATCGGCGTGATCCCGTTCGTGATCGACGCGGGGTTCACGGTGGCCACGGCGGCCACGGCCGGATCAATGAATTGTTGATCCATGAACGTGGCCACGCCCGCCACCATGTCTTGCCTGACGGTTTCTTCGGCGGACGGCGTGGACAAGCGGGCCAATTCTTCCGTGAGCACCACGATCCCGGCGATCTTGGCGAAGCCCAACGACACCGTGGCAAACGCCAACGCGGAAAGCGGCTTGGGTTTGCCTTCACCCACCCACCCATACGTGCCGCCGCCGGTTTGCGCGGGCACGGACACGTTAAACGGCACCTTGCGGAGATTCATCTTCCCCAACAGGGTTTGGGGCCGGAGTAGTTCCAGAAATTCCCCGGTGATGTTCTGATTGACGGGCACCAACGGCAGAGCCCACGTGGTGCCGGTGGTGGTGCCCGCCGCCACCGCCGCTTTCATATAGAGCTCCACTTCCGGCGTGGAGTCTTTCCACTGCTTGGCGTATTCCAGGGCCAACATCTTGTCGCCGCGTGCCGCCGCCGTGGCCATCACGTAACGGGTAAACGCCGTGCCCTTCGGCACCATCGCTTTCACGCTGATCACGTTGCCCGCCCGGACGGCCGCCGCCTTCGTGGGATCGGTGATCGATGTGATCGGGGTGGCACCGGCCGCCGCCGTGGCCGATTCCGATTTTTCCAAATCGCGCAATCGCACAAGGTGTGCGTCTACCGATTTCACTTCGCCCGCCAGTTCGTCATATTCGGTGGTGGCCTTGTCGTCTAGGGTTTCCCCGGCCGCCGCCGCCGCTTGCATCAATTCCGTCATCCGGGCGGCCTTGGCGGCCCGCGTGTTTTCAAACTGTTTGATCTGGTCGGTGGTATTCATGGATAGCGCGGCCTTTCGCGCAACACGGGGAAGCCCCGACGCGGGCGATGGGCGGCCGGACGCGGCCTGATCAAGCGATTTCACGACCGCAAACGTGGCGGCCTGATGGGCGGGCACTGTCACCAACGACAGTTCCAAAATTTCCGTTTTGAGAAAGCGGAATCCGGTGTCGATTTCTTCCCACGCGTTATCAATCACGCGGAACCCGATGGACACGGCCCGGATTAATTTGTTTTGGATACTTGTCCAGGCGCGATCCACTTCGTCTTTCACCGCGCCGGGGGTATCGATCAACGGCAATTCCGCTTCAAACGTGATCCCGGCGGCGGTGGGCGGATCGAATCGCGCCACGCCCACGGGGGTTTGTTTGTTGTGGTGAAGTAGTAGCGGCATTTCCGCCGCGAAGACCGCGCCCAACGGTTCGATCACATCACCGACGCGATCGGTTTCGGGCGTGGTGGCAATGCCCCGAATCAACCGGCGTTCGGGATCAATGCTTTTAATCGTGAGAAAGGAATAGGCGCGTTGCACCGTGCGACGACGGTGCACGGTTCACGGACGATCGAAAAGTTTTGGGCCCGAAACTCTACCCGCGTTGATCTTGCACGATCCGGTGGAGTTCACGCCGGATCAGTTCCTGCACGGATTCCCGGCGGGCGGCCGCCGCCTTTTCCACCTTGTCGAAGACTCCGGCCGGTAAGCGCAAGTGCACTTCGGCGGATGGCGCCCCGGACGAATCCAGGGGCGGACGGCCCGGACGCTTGGGATCGGGATGCATTACGCGCCCCCTAAGATGATCATTTGATACCCCGGTGGTTGTGTGCTGTTGTTCCGATCCATCCGATCGATCGCCATGATCAACGCCACCACGCCATCAATACGATCCGTGGATACTTTCTTTGACGGTTTCAAATTCCCGGTGGCGTCTGTTTCCACGGACACGTTAGACACGTTCCACCGCAACACGGGGTGGCCATCGTGCCGTAACGCTTGCGACAATACCGCCTTTTCAAGTGATTTGGTGGGCGCCGATAAACTCACGAACCCTTGCCGCATGGGCACGCACGTAAAGCCATCCTGTTCCTGTAAGCGGGCGATTAAATCGGTGGCGTTCCACGGATCGTAAGCGATTTCGCGCACGTCATAGCGCCCCGCCCATTCCTTCACCGTGCGCCGGACGGCTTCATAATCCACCACGTTTCCAGGGGTGGCGATCAAGTGGCCATCGTGCGCCCATTGATCGTAAGGGACGCGATCCCGGTTGCCCCGTTCCCGCATACTCTCAGCGGGCACAAAGAATTGCGCCAGCACGTCGAAGCGATCACCGTCCGGAAACACGGCCACCACCGCCGTTAAGTCTTTCGTGGACGATAGATCCATCCCGATGTAACACCGACGCCCGATCAACGATGTGGGCGGCGGTGGCATCTTGCACGCATCCCACGACGTGAGCGACAGCCACCGTGCGGCCTGTTCCGTCCATTGGTTTAGATACAACCGGCGGAAGGTGTTTTCTTGCGCGGGGATTTCTTGCGCCCGTTGACACGCGATCCGCATTTCATCCAGGGAACGGAAATCCCCCAATGCCGGATTGGCTTTCCGCCACACCTTTTCGCTTGTCCAATCCGCGTCGATCGGGGCTTCAAAGATGATCGGGAGAAAGGACGGATCGATCGCGGGGTTTTCGCGCACCTTCACCGCGTGCGCGTAAAGCTCCCACAAGATGGAATGGCGATCGTAACCGGCGGTGGAAATCGCGATCATCATCGGTTGCGATCGGGCGCCTTGCGATGTGGATAACACATCGAATAATTCCCGATTGGGCGCGGCATGGAGTTCGTCGTAAATCACCACCGACGCGTTGAAGCCATGTTTGGAATAGGCTTCCGCCGAAATGGCGCGATAGAAACTCCCACTAGCGCGGTGCACGATCCGTTTTTGGGAATCCACGATGTCGCACACCGATTCCAGGTCGGGATCGTTGCGGATCATTTGGGCCGCCACGTTGAACACCAACGCGGCCTGATCTTTATCCGCCGCCGCTGAATAGACTTCGCCGCCTAACTCGCCATCGAATAGTAGGAAGTAGATCGCCAGTGCCGCCGCCAATTCGGTCTTGCCGTTTTTGCGGGGCAACATCAGCAACACTTGCCGATAGATCCGGCGCCCATCCGGCCCCGTCTTGAACATCGGCCGAATGATCTTGTCGCGTTGCCATGTCCGTAGTTGGAAGGTTTGCCCCGCAAAGGGGCCTTTGGTGTGCGTCAATTGATCGATCGCGGTGATCACCCGCAAGGCCGCCGCGTTCATGTGATGCCGCCTAAGAGCGCGGCCACCGCATCCACGGCCGTGTGCAACGCTTTGTGGGCGTCTTTCAACGCGGCCGTGCGCGTGAGCCCCTTCCCGATCAATAACCCTTCCTTCGCGTCGATGGGCCGTAGGCATACCAGGAACATCACCACGCCTTCGTGGTGCGTGGACGCGATCACCAAATCCAGGCGCGTGGCAAACGCGGGGCCCAATAACGTGATCAATAGTTCGTGCGGGCGTGTGGCCATCAGCGTGTGCCGACCAGTTCCGGCGGCGGTTCGGGAATCGTGGCCGCCTTCGGCCGCCATAGGTGCAAACAAAACGGATGGTTGTTCACGTAGGCACTTTCGCGGGGGTGTAGTTGCATCACCACGTCATCCGGCGCCCAAAATAGATTTTTCACGAAACACATTTCGGCCCAATTCGGGCACCGGGATGGGGTGCTCACGCTCACGTGTTCCCATCCCATGCCATCGCTAAAAATGATCGTGAGCGTGCGAAACGCCCCCGGCACATCCGCGTGGCCGTTCGTCATCCCATCACCGGCTTTAATCCATTCTTCTTTTCCGCGATAACAAAACGCCATGCCGCCCCCGCGCTATAACAACCCCGCCCACTTACTCACCTTCGGTTCCGCTTCCGGAATCGCGTGCACCTTCGATCGCCCGCTTGGCGTGAGCCCAAATTCAATCCACAGTTTTTGGCAATGCGATAACGCTTTATCCGCCACCGATATGTAGGGGCTCACGATCGGGCCCTTGTCGGTGTCGATCACCATCCCGCCGGAACGCACCCGATCGTGTGCGTCCACATAACGCGACCATTGCTGGCACATGGCGATCAACGCGGATCGTTCTGATTCCGTCACCACGCCGATCCGCCGCAACATCGGCACCACCCGCGACCATTCCGCGATTGCGGTGGCATCCCCGTTTAATTCCGGCGGTGGCGTATCGAACGATTCCGGCGCGGACGGGGGCACCGGCTCTCGAGGGTTCCGGCGATTTGTGCGGAGTGTGCCCCGAAGTAATTTCAACGCGGTGGGCGCGGGACGGCGCCCGGAGTTTTTGTTGCCCATGTTGGTTTATTTAGTGTGGTTACTGTGTAGACCACCACGACGGCTGAGCACTTCGCCGGGAAGTAAAAACAATTCCCGATCGGCCGCACGCACCGCGATCACATACACGCCATCCAAAAAATTACGTAACGCTTTTTCTGTCTTAAGGTATTGATCGGCAGCCTGCGGGCGTAATCCCCGTTGCCCCTGTTGGCCCGCCCCCGTCAAATACTTACGCAAGGCCACCGGGGTGCCATCACGGGATTGGGGGCTCTCAATAAATCCCCCACACAGTAACGACATGAACCGCGCCACTTCGTCCGATGGTTCTGTATACAAGGCGCGTGTGATCACCGTGCCGACGATCGCGGTTCTAATGAATTTCGCTTTCGCCGGGAAATAACTCACGGCTTGCATAATCTTGTCGCGGTGCTCATCAAAGCGATCCACGATTTCTTGCCGCGTTGGCCGCCACGGTTGTAATTGCATTTGCAACATGCGGGCGATCGCTATTTCAAGTAGGTTGACCCGCACACCATCACGAAGCGTGGCCACATCCCGCGCCGATCTGGATGCGCCCCCATCAATCGCCTGTTGGGTTTCCATCGCCAATCCGGTGGTAACGAGCATTGGAATTGGCTGATCCGCTTCGATCACGGCGCTTAACCGATGTTGCCCATCTAACACCGATCCGTTATTAGCGATAGCGATCCCCTGATGGGTAAGACGCCAACGCCCCGCCGCCATGTCCCGCGCATACAGAGTGACGCGGGAAGGGGTGATGGGCCGGTTATGGCTATTGGCCTTTAACAACTGCCGCGCCAAGGCCGGTGTAACTTCTATTACTTCCGTCTTGATTTCACCCGTGATGATGGGCGGATGTGTGTTCAGAACCGCCGCCGTTGTTGTAGTGATAGCCATCTATTACGTTCCTTTCGTCCAGGTGTGATCCGGATCAAGTTCGTGCACCACGCCACCGCGATCGGTTGCAAACACGTCCGCGCCTTCCCGTGAATAGAACACGCCGTCATGTATCCAGAAATCCCACGATGCCGGGATCACCATCCCGTGTTGCCGATCCAACGTGGGGATCAGTAGGGCTTTACGTTTGGCGATCAATGTGGTGATGCCCCGATCACCGACTGGCAATGTGGTGGCGTCCATTCGTGATTCCTAATCGCTGTTTTTGGGCCTGTTTTCAGGCCGGATTCTCCGGTAAATGTTGCGCGGCAC